CTGCCTTGATGCTTGCATCTAGGTACTGTGATGATGTTAAAGGTGCTACGCGCTCTTTAACTTGGAGATTTGCTACAACAGTTGGGCGAGCGGCTTCAACAGCCGTTGCCTCAACTTCTGGTGCTGCTACGGTGTCTGGAGTATTTTCCACGACCGCCTCGCTTTCTGTTGGTGTGATTGGTTCAGCTGGAAGTTCTACTTCCTCTGCTGCGATCTCTAGAACTTGTGCTGACGCGAACGCTGGCTGGGTTACTAGAGAAACTTCTTTTAGTTTTGCTGATGAAACAACAATGTGTCCATCGCGTGAAGGCTTTGATGCGATAACTTCTGCGCCTACTGAAAGACCGGAGACCAAGCCTTCTTGAGCCATGATCAACGCATCGTTACCGCCGGTTGACTTGCTTAACTTGAAAGTTGCATAGATGCCATCTGGACGAACTGTCGCTGTGATCATGCGACCGATTGGTTTCTTAATATCATGCTGAGACAGCAACTTAATTTTGGAAGGATCATCAATTTCAATCGATCCCGCTTCAAAGACTACGCCGCCCATATTGGTGTTACCGACTTCGCCAGTTCCCATAGGTACGATCTTGCCACTTATTTCGCGGCGTTCCTCGCTGCACTCGATTGAGGCTGCTTCGATGATTAGTTCTTGCATTAACTTATTCCTTCGCTTCCGTTAGGAGTTAAATCTGTCATTGCCATTGCTTGTTCAGTTGTAATAAGTCCAAGGCTGAGTAACTTTTCAAGAACTTGGATCTCGACTAGCGGATCTTGCTTTAGGAATGTGTCGCCAACGCAGAACTTGACTTCATGGCCAGCAGTTGAAATATCGTCCATTGATAGACGAGCTTGAATAGCCTGAACGTAAGGTTCGATAGATAGCGCATAAAATTGCTTGCGCTCGTCTTGGACGTTGGCATAAGTCATTGTTGTGTTTTGATCAGCTGAAAGGTAATAAGCGGGGACGTTCATTGCGCGAGCAATTTGAGTGCTGAGGTTTTGAACTGCCTCGTTATACATCATATCTTTAGGCGAGAATGAGACTGGAGAATAATCAAGCGTTGAAGTTAAATAAGCAGTTGAGTTATTCTGACGAGCGCGTTTCCATGCTGAAATTAAACCTTGAACTTCGTTAGGCGGCAGATCAGCCCCCGAGTTCTTGAGAAAGCCAGCCGGTTGGGGATTTGCAGAATTGAGAGCTGCTGCGCGATCTACATCGATCGCTGCTTGGATAGTGCGACCAGAACGATCCAATACACCTTCATCAAAACCTTGTATGGTGACAATATCGTTCATTGAGACTGGGTTCATGTCCATGTAGTACTGCGTAACCATTATGCCTTCAAGATCGGTTGTAAAGGTTATGCGAGAGTTAGCCACCCACTCGAAAGATGCTGGACGTCCGTCCTCGGCATAACGCTCAGTTATGAGAAGGTAACTAACTCCGTAAAATAGAAGTGAGTCAACAATCCAACTTAAAGTTATGAAAGATGGTTGGTTCTTTGATAATTGCTTTATCCATCGAGGTGGCGCAATAACTTCGCCGGTCGATGTTTTGTAATACTCAAGTGGGATAGATGCAACAGTCCCGCAGATCAAGTTACGAGCGCGAGCGACAGAAGGAACTGTCATGGCGTCGTGGCGGGAGACTCTTGCGACGATCGCATTGTAAAGGCTGGGCATATTCTCGCCCATGACCTGTGGCGCGTATTGCGCTTCGATTACTTTTGGCTTGCGATCGAATATACCCATAGGGTGCAATTATACACTACATGTAGGTCAATCCGTGTAGATAGCCGCTACCTGTTGTGGCTTCATTAACATTGAGACAACCATTGCCAAAGCAATTGGTGCAGATATATCACCAGCAGACTTTCGCTTCACAATTCTCCAAGCGGCATCATTTACCTTAGCTGCGCAGTTATTCATCTGCTGAATTAAGTTCGCTTGCCCATTGTGAACGACTTTGTGAGTGATCAATCCGTTTAGCAAGTCTCCGCAAGCCTGATAGAACTGCTGCCCTGATATGTCCTGAGTTATGCAGCCCGCATTTGATAACTTGTCTGCAATCGTCTGGGTTGCGTACTTGTCAAAGCAAATTTGGCGAGGGCGAAACTGATCAGCCCAGCCTTTAATATCGGCTGCAATCTTTAGATCATCGACTGAGATAGCGCTCTCCCAAGTTTGCAAGATGCCGACACCGATTCGTCCATCGGGGAGTAATTGTCCGGCAACTAGCGAAGCGTTGCGTCGAGATGGTGATACGTCAAAGCCAAAGACTGTGTATCCACCAACTGGGATTTGTAACTCGCTATCGCTAGTTTCCTCAAGTATTCCATGCGGCCATGGAGATGAAAGGCTGTCGATCCATTGGCAAAGCAATTCTGTGCGAGTGTTTTCTATTGGGCTAGTTGCCACGCTTTCCTCAAGCGTCTCTAACGTTACAAGATAACCCATAGCAGGATTAGCAAGTGCCCACGCTTTAGGATCATCAATCTTGCAATATTGAGGTGCTGAGTATTCGTAGAAGCCAAAGGACTTTGGCGGATTATCTAAGGCTCGTTCTCGCAGCTGGTTAAGTACAACGCTGAAAGCATCGCCAGCATTAGAAGTTAAGAATGTGTGCGCATTGGCTCTGGCTCTAGTTACCGGCATTGCTGCTCGGTATCCGTCCTCTGACCATTCTCGGATTTCATCGAGGAACAGCGCATCTGCGGATCGACCTCGCGCTCCGTCTCTAGTAGCTGCTACAACATCAAGTCTGCGACCGTCTTTCATCTCAATCGACTCTGTGCCGTTTGCGTATCTGATCTGCTTGACCAGTTGCATAAGGTTTTCGTTATTCTCAAAGACATGAGCGACTTGGCGAAAGGTATCAAGTGCCATCGAGCGATTAGATGAAGCAATGATCACGTTCTTGCTATCCCATTTGATCAAGTGAGCAAGGATCAGCATTCGAGTTAGATGCGTCTTACCATTCTGCCGAGCGACCAGAATTAGGTTCGTCTTGCGTATCCAGTTGCCTTTCTTGTCTATTCTGAGCATGTCTCGCAGCACAAACTCCTGCCAAGGCAATAGCGGCAGTTCAATTAACTTAGCGAGTTCAATTACATCATCGACCTTAGAAGCGCCCTTTAAGTAAGGACTGTGAAGCCTCGGTTCAGTTGCCCCTCGTAAGGCTTTGGATCGCTTGGCAGCCATCGGGTTAATCTTGCACTGGTCTGGCTGTGAATGGACTGTCTTGGGCTATTTCGGAGCGTGTCGGAGAGAGGAAGCCAGAAAAGACAGGGGGGGTAGACTGCCTACCTAAAAAAACGCCTTGATTTCGGCTGCCCTTGGCGCTGTTGCATGACTGGCAACAAGCAACTGCGTTATCGAATGACACTACCAGATCAGGCGCTTTGCTAATTGGAATAATGTGATCGACTGTTGCTGCTGGCTGTTGGCAATAGAAACATGACCATTGATCCCTTGCCAATACCTTTAGGCGAAAGGCTTTGTAATCTCTTGTTAACCTTGGATCACCACGCTTTGCCATTACTGCCAACCTTTAGTCTTTAGGTGATGTAGTGCCTTGCAATAGTCCGGTATCTCATAATCAAGACCATATCGATTAGATACATAATACCAATAGATGTAGAACTGATAGTCATAAGGCTTATTTTGCATAGACTTAGTACGCATTTGATAGTAACCATAATGTGATCCGTTAACTGCATCGATCTTCCATCGAGACTCTCGATATACGATCTCGTTATGGCATTGATATTGCTTATCTGTTAGCTGCTGATTGGCTAATACTTTTAATGATTTAATAGCATCTAATTGAGCCTCTGCTGACTGAGTTCCACTCAGACATAGGACTCCCACTAACACTCCAGCAACCCACCGCGATGCGCCTTTCAGTCGCGGCGTGAGCCCTTGAGGGGCTCTTGCTAAGAGTGTACTCGCCATGTCAAGCATGTGTATAACATGGGCGTGGCGTAAGCACGAAGTAAAGTCTTGCCCCTTACTTATCCACAGGTGTGCATAACTACTTGTCCGTAGAATAGAAACCAGTTCCCTTAAACGATATACCAAATGACGAATAGATTTTACGCATCGGTTCATGACAAAAGCCGCATTCAACATCGTGTGGTTCATTGATCTTTAACTCCTTCTCGTAGCGAAGGTTGGCTTCGCATCGATCATTAGTACATTCGAATTCGTAGATGGGCATTACTTGGCAACTCCGTGCATTGTCTGAATATGGTTTAGCATCATTCTGCTAACTTCTTTCTGACCCAAGAAGCCGTAAGCCGATAACAACGAATAACCGCAGAAGCACGTGTGTGCAGCCTTTGGAAGAATATTTCTTTCATCACCGGCTTTAGGCATTTATTGATCCTCTCGACAGAACTGGCATCTTTCGCCAAGTGCATATACGCCACAATCTAAACATCGAGTGATGTCTTTATCCTCGACAACATCTTTGCGCTTGTCATAACCAGCAGCTACGAGTAACTCCACCAGATCGCCTAGGCGGAGCATGGCAACGTATTCCTCACAACGTTCACCTTGTCCATTAAGCCTAAAGCAAGCGAACCCCAATAAGCCGCTCTTGGCTGTCCTAGTTTCGATCTGGCGGAGTGTTCCCGAGACATCGAGTCCTGTGCGCGCTTTTACCTCGCAGTCGAACGGGACATTGAGAATGTCGCGCCCATTACCTCGACCAACTACAGCACCTTCCCACCAGCGCCGTAGATATTCTGCTACTACACGCTCTGTACGAAAGCCTCGATGTTTACGGCTTTGACTCATTGACAGCGTGGCACTTCTTGCATGACCAAGTAATCGCTTGACCTTCGACCCAGAATGCTAGTTCTATAGTTGGTACAGGCTCGTTGCATAGATGGCACAATATCCTAACTTGCAGCGCATTGAGCATCTCACGCGCCTTTGCCTTCTCGTAAAGTTCATCGTCGCTTGGGAACTTTTCCCATTCACCATCTTGATTTAAGAACTGTAGCGTCATGCTCGATCCTCCTGTGGCCGCCAACTTCCGTCTGGTGCAATGCGATACCAAATAACATCTTTGCAGGCATAACAATTAAAGTTAGCCCAAGGTTGTTTATTCTTACTGCTCACTCCTGTTTTCCAAGTCATCGGCTTATGATCATGGCAGTTGCGGCACAAGGGAATGTCTTTGTCGATCTTGACTGCACCTAATACATCTTGCACTAACGCAACTGCCTCAGCTGCTGTGCCCGCCGGTGCGACTGCCTTGACTGTCCAAGGATCGTCCTCAACAGGAGTAATGATCTTGTCGCTTAACTTCTCTGCAAAAGGCTTTGGTTCAGTTGCTTTGACTTTAGACATCTCCTCGCGGCTAGGACGTTTGCCCTTCGAAGCATAACCTGCGTTAGCCAATGCACGCCCGATCGCACTTGTTTCGCAGTTCTCAAGAGCTGACGTAGAGTTAACTCCTCGAGTACTGACGGTTTCCTCTGCAAAGCCAGTTGTCCAAGCCTGTGCATCCACTTCAGTTCGATAAATAGCAGCCTTAACAATAAATCGCTGCAACGTTGACTCAACCAAAGAAGTATCAATTCGACCATCTGGGTGTTCCTTCCAGAACTTAGTTAGGCGTTCTTCAACTGTCTCGTAATCCTCAAGATTAAACATAGAGTTCATTCTCCTCAGTATGTAATTGTCCGGCAATGGCTAGGTAAGCAACTGCATCGACATAGGTATCGACCTTTGCTGTCTCCATGCTTCTGGCTATTTTGACAAGTGCCATGCACGTTGCAACTTGATAATCTGTAATTGGCATCTCCAGATAACTTGACCAGAGAGCTGCTGTTCTTGCCATATTGTCTGACGGATGACCGTAATCGAGACCACGATCTTGGATTGTTGCTCTTGCTTCGTTGAGGTAATCACGAGCCATCATGCCCGTACCTTGTCGATCGCTTCGTATTGCTTGCGTACTGCTTTGCGACCAGTTAAGTAACCATCGCGATGACCAGTCTTGTAACCGATGAACCAAGTCGTGACGCATAACGCCAAGATCAGTAGTTGTGCTATAGACATTTAGTGCCCTTCTGCTGCGCCCTTCGCAGCTTCTTGGCATAAGTGTTGCATAAATATCAGACAGTATTGCGGTATCTTGTATAACGAAACGGTAACAATTCTGTCTCATCTACCGCATCGTCGATTGTTCGCTTGATGTCGTTATCTAGATCGTCCATAGCGACGCCCATGCACAACAAATGTGCCATCCTTTTCTAGGTTAACTAAGGTCACTTGAGTATCCTCAACTAGCACAAAAGCTTGCTGCCAGTTAAAAGTACCCTTCGTATAACCCGCCTTGCGCACGTCCATTAGATGCCCGCCTTCTACTCCACGCAAGATGCGCCCTATTTTGCCCCCAGAAGCCTCTGTAAAGGCAGACATTCCCGCTCTGTGAGTGTGACCACAGACTACGCTTAAACCGTGCCTACGAGCCGCTCCAAGGGCTGTAAGACCCGCGTTAGGGTTAATCCCCTGCTCATCGCCGTGGACGGCTACCCAGCCCTTCTGGAAGGCGTAAGGCTTCTTGTGATAGGTAATGCCTAGTTCATCTAGTTTTAGAAACTTCTCAAAGCGTAACTCGGGCAATGCTAAGAATGCCGGTATTTTTTTCATAATTACGTTATACAGGCGATCTGTGTGATTGCTTCTAATCATGTGCGCTTCTTTTGAATGCTCTACTAAAGACCAGAGAACTTCTACTGCTTGATCTCGATCATCTCCGAGAGTCTGCTCGAACCAGCCCGGCATTCCTTCTGTCCATCGGCTGATCTGTGGGAGATCGATTTCATCTCCCAAAGTAATAACGCTATCGGGGCGGTAAGCCTTAATAAAACTTGCAACATTTCTTACAGCTACTTCATCGTGGTAGGGAACTTGTAGATCGGGAACGATTACAGTTCTTTTCATTGTTAATCCTCATCGTCATCGTCATAGGGGATGCGGTCGGGAAGCAAGGGCAACCAATTAGGTGCTGGCAATATGGTTGCTGGATAAGTAGCAGGTTCTAAGAGAATGCACAATGCAGTTTCAACATCAAACCCAGCCCTGCGAAGTGATTTGTAATACTCATTTAGCCCGATGCAGTACTGATCGAGCATAGAGTAAGCCTCTAAGTCGATAGCCTTTTTACGCGCCATGAGATAAGTGTTACTTACGCAACATCTCGATAATCGTATCGACACGCGCTTCGAGTCGATTAACTTGATCTTTTATAGATGAACCACTATTGGGCTTCAACTCCGCTAAATAGTGTTTGATCATGAACTGGAGCATCGCAGTAATGCCACCCAGAACCGTTACGATCGCTACTACAAGAGCAGCATAATCTTGAGGACTCATTTTCTAGGCGTGGCATAACCGAAAACGCCCGCAACTATTGAACCAAGAATTGCTCGGTAATCAAGTGAGAAGTTAGAAGTAGTGCCCCATACTGCTAAGAATGCTCCAATAGAGATTATTGCTGGGTGCTTCATGTTCATGTAGTTGCTCCTAGTAGTGGGATAAAAAAGAACGAACCGTCCTCATCACCTTTGCTAGTAAAAGATACGTGGCAATGATGGCGGTGCTGATTGATGCCTGTATAAGTTCTCCAACGCCAGACGCTTTTAGCGGACGCGATCTTGCCGTCAAAGATGATGTAGCTGATGCGTTTATCAGACTTTGCCAGCTGACGAAGTTGATCTGCCACATCGGGCATGATGTCGGGCTTGGGTTTGCCGGATAGATCGCGGTCAACATCAATGGCACGAACCCAGCCTTGCTCATCTGGATTATGGTCAGACTTACGAGCTGAGTGCCGACTATCACCGATCCAGCCGTCCGAGGTACGATCACGATCGCTGAAGCAGTCATCGAACTGTTCACGAAGTTGCACGCCTGCTTTGCATAACTTTGGTTTCATGCAAGTAATAAAGCGGCTTCTTCAGCAGTAATGCCTAAGCGTTCAAGTAATGCGGCTTTAGCTGCTGCCTTTACCTGTTGTTCTGCTTCGATTGCAGCCTGTGCATCCAAGCCTGCTTGGTACTTAGCCGCTTCATCGTCAGTCATATCACGCACTTCGTCATCAATTTGTATTTTAAGTTTTGTCATTTATTCATCCTTAACTGTTTTGGTATCCATAAACGCGGATTGTTCCACCTGTAATTGTGCCTGTACTCGTGGTTAGCGTAAATGCCGTGTATTGAGTTGTATCTGCTAAATAGCCTTGTGGATAATAGATTTCATTAGTGCTGGAACTACCAGCAGCAAATCCTACAAAGTGAGTATTTTTTGCAAGATTTGGACTTTGCAACTCAAAATTGCCAGTAAGTGAATTAGTGCTGCCTAGACCTGCTCCATAAAAACTGGCTGTATTTGAACCATTTGACCCGCCAACGGTTGACACAGAATAAAGCGCGTTAATTTGAAATCTGTAATAGCCTGTGCTTGTTGATCCTAAAGTTAAATTTAGGACATTGTTTGCGCTTGCGACGCCACCGGATACTGTTATTTTGTAGTTATCATAAGTTGAACTAAACGCAGAAGTTACTGCAACGCTTGATACTGCTGAGCCTATTGTTTGGGTTTTTACCAAAGTCAATCCGCTAGTTGAAGTAGCACCGACAGCGACCCAAGCCGATCCTGAATAATACTCAGTTGAGTTGGTGTCCTTTAGATAGGAAATCATGCCCTCAGCCAAGACGCTTGCCAAAGCAGTAGTTCGAGCGGCAGCATCGGCAAAGACCATGACGGTCTGCTCCTGAAGGTAATTATTTACCTGCGCGGCGGTAAGAACATCACCTGTCGCGTAAAGTTTGTATCCTGCACCTGCCATTATTTTCTCCTAATATGCCAAGACCGAGGTATCGATTATACCTTGGACTGAGCTGTTTAATGTGAACCCATCGGTTATAGGCTCAAGGGTTGTCATTGTTACCTGCATCTGATTTGGTGTGATATTCCAAGCAAAACCTTGGCATTGTAGTGTTTTAACTATTGTAGATCCGTCTGGCTGTATGTTTGTGATTTTAAGCGGCGTAAAGTAATCAATCCCAAGGATTGTTCCAGTTGGTACAGAGGGATCTTGCAGATCAACAGTCATAGCATCGATACGGATAGTTGTCTCTTGTCTAGTTGCCACATATATCTTGGCAATGTTAAGAGTATCTGCGTCGGTCTGTGCCACTAAGTTTTCTTGGTTTAACTGGTGAGGGAAGTACTTGGCGATCGAGGTTGCATTCTCTGAGACTTGCTGAGTTCCGCCTACTCGGGTCATGCCAGCAGAATTGATGATTAACTTGTCATCAAAAGCAAAGACTAGGTTTGCGTAAGGAATGCCACCAGTCTGATTAAACTCAATAGGTGTCGCACTAGCTGAAGTGATTGTATTTGATCGGTTTTTAAAGATAGCTGTTCCTGAGCCGTTAAAATAGAATGCGCCTTGTTCCGAGAAAGCCGCATTGAAGATGGCATCTAGGGCAGTTCTAGAGGTTGCTGGGTCTGCAATACAGGTTGTCGCGCCTGTGTCCAAGGTTCTCATACTTGCTGGAAATGACACTTGATCAAGGATTTTGCCAATGCGAGTGCCGGTATCTTGCCCTGCTGTTGCGCTGGCAACCGTAGTAACTGTCGCTTGTTGCATAAGCCTTAAAGCATCCGAACACACAATATCAACGTAACCCAATTCCTGACCTTGAGGATAAGTGTAAAGATACTCTGTTGTATAACCTGAAAATAGAAAATAAGAAGTCCCAGCAAAGGTAGCCGCTACACGTAACTTACGGAGAGGTGTAAGGAATGGATAATAAACTGAGTTTACGTTCTGAGGATTCCATGAGCCGTCTGTGTCAATAACTCGAACTGTGCAAGTCCCAGCTTCATATTGATCGCGCATGATATTACGACCTCGACGAATGCTGATCTGACGAACTTCTGGAGTTAAGTCAACAACCTTGTTAAGAGTTTCAGAACCTAAAGTGCCAGTGCCGAGCAAACCGTATTTGGAATCACCCAAAGTTAGAGGGTAGCCGAATGTCGCTCCCGACGAGAAGTCGAAAGATACAGTGATCTGAGCAGGTAAACTCATCCTGCGAACGAGCCTTTAAGTCTGCCGATAGCAGATGGAGAACCTGAAAGAGAACGGTTTAGAAGGCCGTTAGATATGGCATCAATTAGATCGCCTTCAGATACTACTGATCCGCCTACATAGACATTAACGTTACCTGCTGCATCTGCTCGAACGCTTGTCGCTCCGCCACCGTAAGAGCTGGTTATGGCATCGATCGCCGCTCCGTTGTAACTTGGAATTACTGGTGATCCTTCTCCGGCTGTCTTTGGTGTAATGCTCGCAATACGTCGAGCCTGAGCCTCGATCATGTCGAGATAAGAAGCCCATGCTGAAAATGGATTGCTTGCTTTTGGTAAGTCTGAAAGATAGGCAGTTAACTGACTAGTCAATCCTTGAGCCTTGGCAATTTCACCAGCAAGTTTAGAAGCCTCAGAAGTATTGCCGGTCAAGATTGCTAGTTGCAGTTCTAGGCGCTTGCGTTCTTCATCTGTAATCTTGCCCTTAAGAGCTGCGATAATCTGAGTCTGCTCAACATCAAATAAAGTTCCAGCCTTTTGAAGTGCTGTCTGTTCTTTAATTGCCGCTGTATTTTTCTTAGTTAAAGCGGCTTGCTCTTTGGCTCGCTTTGCTGCTGCTTTTTCTGCTGCCGCCTTAGATAATTCTGCTGCAACCGCAGGAGTAATAGTTGCCTTTGCTTTAGGTTTAGCAAAAATGCCCGGTATTTTTGTAAACTGTAAATTCAGTATTGTGTCTAGCAACTTGAATGCTTTGGCAGTATTAGTAGCAAAGGACGACATGGCATTAGCGGCGTTATCTATCTTTGTAATGATGTTATCAAGTCCACCTTGGCCGCCACCGCCTAAAATTGATAGCGCATCGACTAAACCTTTACCGATAGTTTCTTGAGCGTTTTTGCTGGCAACCGTTAATTTATCAAACGAACCAGCATAAGTATTAACTGCAATTTGAGCCTGTCCACCAAATAGATCGTTAATTCTTGTCTGAACTTCCTCAAAGGACATCGCTTTAAGTTGTGCCTGAGTTAGTCCTATGCCGTACTTAGCAAGTGCGCGAGTCTGACCTACATAGCCTTTAGAAAGATCACCGGCAACGGATACAACATCTTGACCACTAGCTGCTGAAAGATCAAGTGCCGTTTTAAGCAAAGATTGAGACTTAGCAACATCACCTGTAGTAGTTAATAAACGTTGAAAGGCTGGGCGAAGTTGATCATCAAGTACGCCAAATTGCTTTTCTAGATCCGCAATGAATGTGCGGACTGAAGGATCCGCAAATGCCAAGCCTAGGTTATCGAGTGATTTGCTGAGAGTTCTGGCTGCTTTGTCATCTGCTGCAAAGGCTTTGGCTGCACTAAACGCTCTGCGCCCTAATTGCTGGGCTGTAAATAATCCTAGGTAAGACTTAGCGAGTGTTTTAACCTGATTGTTAAGTCCAATCGTTGACTTAGCGGCATCGTTAAAAGCCTTCTTGCCAGAGAATACCGAAGCAATATCAATCTTTAGATCAGCCATTATTTAACACCAGTTCTTGCTCTAAACTTGTCTGCTGAACCCTCAATGGCTTTAACCACTGCGGCAGTAACTTTTCCTTGATCCTCTGAGAATGCTCTAAAGATTACGCGACCAGTCATTTTGCGAGTTGATCTGCCTACTTGACCTTCTTGACGTGGCCGAGCATTGACCAATGACCCAAGTGCATTGGCGCGAGCAATAAATTGCCTGCCAGCGTTAGGATTGAGAGATTTGTTAACTTTGTTAGACGTATCGATATAGTCGCTATAAATACCTCTAGTCGATGCCTGAGAAGGTTGACCATTAGGGTTCTTGCGGCCTGATGTCTCATAGATAGCACCACCGGCAGAACTGTTAATAATGCGAGCCAAAGATACAAAACCACGTTTATTAGGTCGTGATGGACTAATTGAGTATTTAACTCCACGTTTTGCTTCTGTTTGATCATATTTAGGAAAATGGCGATAATTAGTTGACTCAGTTGATGAGGATGCTTTTGTCCAACCAGACAACATTGAGTCTGAAGCTGGCATGAAGCCGCGAGCCTTATTAGTAATTGGATTAAGTGCAGCAGCCATCTCTTTATTTGTTTGCTTGGCTAGATCAGGCTCAAACTGCTTTAGGGCTTTACGAAGTTTGTCTGCGCCTTTGAGTTCGACTGGCATCGCTCTGCTCCTTTGCTCTGTCCTTCAGGGCTTGAAGTAAAGTCCTGAACATTGTGTGATCTAGTTCAATTAAAGTTTGGGGCGAGAATCCTGTCTCGAGCGATAGTCTCGCAACGAGATAGGTGAAGGACTCTCGCGTTACTCCAAAGGGTCATCGTCTAAGACCTCAACTCGCGTCAATGTCTCGAGGAATGACTCTCCGAAGGGTTTAACGGTTTCACCCGACCGACGGATTGCTTCCCAGCAGAGCCAATAAACATCGGTCTGCTTTTCATCATCTCTAAAGGCTTTGTGGAAGCCCTTCTTTGCATATTGCTCGAAGGCGTACTCGATCGCCGGAGTGATCTGGTACTCGTTAACGCTTCCGTCTGCCCTTGTAACCTTTAGTTTTGCCATGCTTTTGCCCCTTAGTTAGTTATTACGCTGTTGTGATTGCGACTGTGCCGTTGACTGTCCAAGTTACTGACTGTGTGCCAAGATCGCTAACAGCACCGTTGATGTCGGTTGTGTTGTTTACTAGGCATGTCATTGTGTAAAGAGGGTTTGTCGCTGATGTAGCAGCTGAAGTCTGCTTTAGAGTTACTGTTACTGAAGTTCCCCAAGCGGCCTGCAAAGTTGCGAGAACGTTTGCTGATGCTGTGTCGTTTAGGAAGTCAATAGTCAATGATGATGCTTCCAAGCCCTTAACAAACTTGTGGCCGCTATCGCCCATTGCTGTAACTTCGAGTTCATCGAATGATCGGTTAAGCGTTACTGATGTAACGTGGTCAGAGAGGGCAACCGAGTTAACAGTAACCACTACTCCATTGTTTAGAAATACTGCCATTTGGTTTATTCCTCGTCTTTCTTATTAGATGGTTTTGGTGTTGCTTGAGCGGTCTGACCAATCTTGATCAGGAACGCTTCGTTTTCTTTTTCCCATTCATTCATGGTTAACTCCAACTCGTTAGGACTGATACTTGCATTGAGCAAGTAAGTAGATCGCCAGTAGCAGCATTGAGAACACTAGGTGCGCTCACGTCTCCTACATTATAGACGATCGAGGAAGCCGCTAACTTGCCAAAGACAGCAACTAGCATCTCCTCAATTCCATTTAGGTTGCCTTCATTATCTAGCAAAGGCACGAATATATTGATATTAAAATTGGCTAAAGGTGAGATTGTGGCGCGACCGTTGTTGTTGGGTGTTACGTAAGGATCTGCCGGTGAGATGACTACGCTGTTAACGATTGGCGTAGCTGGTGGAAAAGCAAAGGTAGAATAAAGAGTGTTATCAACTAAAGCTGCTGCAATAGTGGCGCGAAGTGTTGTAATGGCTGCGGTCATGGTTAGCCAACCATCGAGCGCGGATCTAGGTAAGGCGCAATTA